GGTCAGCCCGAGCATGGCCGCCCGGATTTGCGTCACGGCAACCGACGTCGGGGTTCCCTGTTTCGTGAGCGACGCCAGAGCCGCCAGTACCTGCTCAAGCTCCACACCCATTGATGCGGCGAGAGGCGCAACACCCGATATGCTCGATGCCAGTTCCGGGAACGTCGTCTTGCCAAGCTCGACGGTCTTGAAATACATGTCCATGACGCGTTCGGATTCCGACGCCTGGAGCTTAAAAGCGTTCAAGGCCGTCGTAAGCCCGTCCACGGCCGTCAATGTATCGGTTACACCGGCCACAGCGCCCTTTGCGGCGGCGTTCAGCACATACAGGCCTTCCGCGCCGTCGTAGCCAGCCGATACCGTCTGATACAAGCCCTTGGCAAGCCCCTGTGCGGCTTCAGGGACTTTCTTCGATATCTCGATGACGCCCGCAGTCATTTTCTCGTAGTTTTCCCGTGTCGCCTGTGAGAGCGTCCGCACTTCCGCCATGGCGTCTTCCATGTCACGGGAAAAATCGTATGCGCCCTTTGAGATCGCGGCGAACGCCACGCCAGCTGATATAGCGAGTCCGGCGAATATGTCGGCACGGCTGATGTTCTTTTTCAGCCCGGCAAGGACGCCCTGCACGGCGGCAGAGTCGCTTTTGAGCTTGGAATGGTCGAGACGTGCCGACCAGTAGAGAGAATCACTGCCCTTGACGTTCAGCGGCATTCAACGGTGTCCTTTATGAGGCGCTTACCGGCTTCGTCTTCGTTGAAAACATCCCAGCGAAGATTGATGCCGTAAGTGTTTTTCTGTATGCCGTCATTGATGTATTTACCGGAACGGTCATAATCGCCGTTGCGGAAGTAGTGTATCGCCAGCCAATTCATGACCACGGGGACGTTCATCGTGGCATTGGTGCACAGTAGTTGCTCGTACACGTCGCCGGGTTCGCGGCTGATCTGGATACCGCGCTCGAAATATTCCGCCGCCGTATAATCGTTTTTCCCGGCATAGTAGTTGCCGAGCATGAAGTAGATGTTTACCAGTCGTTTGGTAAACCGCTCTTCGCAGATGTCCTTGACGCGCAGAGCGTTGTCGATATCGCCGCGCGCGACGTAAGCGCCCACGAGCTGTATGACCGTTTCGAGGTGCGAATACCAGCCGACGTGGAATTCAACGGCCTCCATGCCTTTAATCCACTTCTCGCCGTATTCGATGACCTTCGCGAAGTCACCCGATGACCAGTAAGTCTTCACGATGTGATTGATTGCATGGAGGTTGTCGGGGTCTGCCTCCAGTGCTTCGAGCAAGAGGGGAAGCGATCGGTTTGTCTTTTCGTCGCGGAGTTTTTCGTTGCCGATAAACACATAACCGTAGTGATTGAACACGATATGCGATGCGAACAGGTACGGTGCTTCCGTGCGCGGGATGTTGTGAACGCGTTCGGAGTATATCGGCTTGCCGTCGTTCCTGAATATCCGCGCCTGTATCATCTCCGTATACTGGCGGTGTTCGGATGAGTAGAAGTTGTGCAGTTTGAGATATATTGTCGGGTACTGATCGTAGTCCGGATTCAAGAGCAGGTCTTCCAGCCCGTACAGGTTTGCATCGCCGGGCTTTAACTGCTCATCGGCGTCTATCACGAGGATTCGTTCACCGCGGGCAAGCGATATGCCGTAATTCCGGGCGTCCGCAAAGCTCCACGGGTCGAATATCTTGCAATGGACGTTTCGGGTGTACTGTCTCGCTATGCTGACTGTCCTGTCGGTGCTTCCGGTATCGACAATAACCAGTTCGCTCCATCGTTCTCGGATGATAGGCAGGAACGAGTCGAGACAGCGCTTCAGGTTCGCTTCTTCGTTCTTCACAATCATACAGATGCTGACTTTCGGGCGTTTCGCGCTCATGTCAAAGCCTCCAGTTCGTCGATGCTCGTTATTTCTTTGGCTTTCATCGGGGTTTTCCCGTCTTTTTCGTTTTCGCCGGTTGTATATCGCGGTATCGACCGGGCGAGCATTACAAGGTTGGCAAAGCTGATGTTCCACAAGATTTCATCCCAGCCGAAGCGGTAGTATTTGACGGCACTTCCGAGTGTTTGCCAGATGTTGGGGGCGTCTCCCTCTGGCCGGGCTTGAGTATGTTCATCGACCGCATCAAGCCCATAGAGACGAAAAAATCATCGACCCTCATCTGCTCCACGACGATATGGGAGAGGTGAAGCAGGTCAGGCATATCGAGGTTATCGCGGAGATACCGGACGAGCTTCTTCGACGGTTTTCCGTTGCGGTTCTCAATGGCGAGAGCGGCGACGTTCACAAGATCATTGATGTATCGCAGGGCGTCTGTCGGTTCCTTGATGCTCTCATAGTCGATGCCGAGCAGGATTTCCGATATGCGGATGAGTGTTCCGGGTGTGCTTGGTCTGATGGTATACGTGCGGGATTTCGGGACGATGCCGAGGCGATGATACCATCGGGGACTGGCAACCGTCACCTCGATATCGACGCCATCCTGCAGCACCGCTTTTGATACTCTCCGTAGTGTTGCCGTGTCTTCCATGAATGAGCCTCGCGTTGGGGTAATGTGTGCTTGTGTTACCGTCCGGGGCGCTTACCGGCGGGCAAACGCCCCGGATGCGGTGTCGGGTACACCTGATTACGATTCCGCCATGATGGTGCGCTTGATCGACGGGTTTGTTCCTGCTTTGAGAATGGTTCCTTCGAACGCGATGCTACCGACGTCCGTTTTGGAAAATTTCAGTTCGCCGCCCGCTCTCAAAGACACGTGCGGTATCTCGAACTTGAGCTGATAGCCGTTAATCGGCTTGGTGATAACGACGAGCGCGCGCTCGATACTCACGATGGAGTCGGTCGGGGCCTTCCAGATGGTTGCCCCGGAAGCTGCACCGCCGAATGCGAGAATGAACGCGTCGTTGCCCATGTCAAAGGTGGCGAACTCGACGCCCTTCGATGCCGCGCCGCTGATCTCGACATCGACGTCGTCGGAATCTTCAGTTGTGAACTGAGTCGAGTCCGGCGTGCTGAATACGAGCTTTGCGGTGTCGGGTACGATATGGCTGATGGTGGCGAGTGTCGTCGGCATGGTGAAGTCCACACAGCACTCTCCTACCTGCAGGGATTCGAGTCCAACAGCCCGGTAATTGGTAGGCACTGATGGTTTCTCCTTATTTCTCTATGATATAGTTTACACGTAACGAGAGATACGAAACGCCCGGATTTGAGTCGTCCGGGTAGATGTTGTCAGATGATACCGATAACGCGAAATATTCCGATGTGGCATTGTGCGCTTCAATGAGTGTCATTACGGCATCCGACATGCTTCGCAGAGACGATTCGTCCGGTGTCCCGTCCTCGTGATCTCTCGCATAGGCGTTGACTATCACGACGCCCTCCTGTAGAGGGTAATCCCCGGCGTTTTGCGGGATGGTGTTTATCGTGATATACTTGCCGTTCGACGTGTTTTTTGCCTGACGCCGCCACACGCCGCCCGTTATCAGGCTTGTAATCTGCGTGACGTTCAGGAGCTTATAAACGCGATCGAGGATGTCAAATGAACTCTTCAAGCGCCAATTCCTTTTTCAGTATGCCGAGCAATTCAGCGGACATCGGGACGCTTCCGGTGATAACGTCTCGGCCACGCGATTCAACGGATGCCGCATATTCCATGCCGGCAAAGCCAATAATGGCAAATCCTGACCGAACTTCGGTTGCGAGAGTCGCGGCTGTTTCACGGGCGCGAGCGACACCGTCGCGCTTGCCCTGGAAGTTGCCCTTGACAATCTTGCCGTCTTTGACAATGACATAGCCGATTGATGAGCGGAGGTTCCCGGTCTGGTCTCGGTACGTCTGCGTTGACCGCGCGGCATTGACGAAGCGTTCCCCGACGTATGAGAGGGTTTCAATGACTTTGCGCTCTCGCATATCGACGAAATCATCAATGCGTTGGATAACCTGACGCGAGGACCATACAGGAAACAGTCCGCTGTTAGCCACACCGAAGCACCTTCTGCCGCTGAAACGGCGGTATTTCGATTACCGTGTATGTTTTGCCGTCATAGGTAAGTTTCGCCCCGTCCGGGATCGCATCGAGGCCGCTTGTGTCAGGCGGGAAGTACACGTTGTACGCGTACTCGATACGTTCACCGTCCTTGCCGATTACCACACGTCCGCTATTCGATTCCACGCGGCACAAGAACGTCGCAGTGGTGACGCTGGGCGTCCAAATGCCATTTGCGTCCTTGTTGCCCGTGGTCGAATACGAGATTGTCACGGTGTGCGGATATCTTACCATACCGGCGTTCCATCTATTGTGGGGGCGTTGGCCGCATTGGTTTTTTCAGGCAACGCAACGCCCCATTTATCGTACAGGCGTTCCCTAATCGCGATGCAGGTTGCCGGGTTATATCGTTCCCGGTACGACCCTTCCGCGAATTCGGGGTGATTGGCGAGATACAGGTACACGTCGGCAAGCGCCAGATCGACGTCCTGTTCGTTGGTTGCCGAATACGTCCCGGTATCCGATAGCCCATGGTCTATGAGCGCCTTGGTCATCAGCGTGTCGTTACGGTATTCGGTTAGCGCCTGTATCGCCTGTAAATTGGTCACGTTCGGTTACTCCTGTCAGTCGTCGAGGCCGTCGGCTTCGTTCTTGGCCACATTGAGGCGCATGCAGTAATCGACAGTATCCCACGACGGGAACGCGTTTATTTCGCCTTTCGTGAACTCGCGAAGCGGGTCAACATCACTGTATTTGGTCACGAGGACGTTGTCCTTCTTGACCTGGACGCCGCGCCCGTTCAGGCCAAACGTCTCCTCTGCCATGGGAGCGTGGAACATGTTGCCAACCTGCTCGCCGGGAACGAACGTTAGGTAGTTGTCTGTCCACACGTCGAGCGTGGTCTGCGAGAAGTCGCCGTCCTCGACAATGACCTGCCTGTCGATAACCTCGATGATGGGGAGGCTCTGGGAGCGCAGGAACGCATTGATCGCCTCCAGCGTCGGAGTCGGCGCGAACGAAGCGGTATGCAGATTTCCGAAGCCCATGTAGGGAGCGCAGAGGTTGATAACCTGCGATGCCGAGATGAACTGCGCGAACTGGGTATCGTTCATGAGTATTTTCTTGAAACGAAGCCCAAGCGCTTTTCCGGCTTTCACGACGGCCTGAATATCGGTGATCGGGAATATCTGATCTGCCGTGCCGGTTCCCCATTTCCGGGTTGCGGTAGACGACTCAATACACCGCTTATTTGCCGCGGGCATACCGAAGTCGATGGCGTGTTCGGTCACGATACCATCGCCGTTATTGGAGGCCGTCAGGGATATTGTGAGGTTGGACAGCGCCTGATAGGTTATCCATTCGAGACGCCCGAGACAGGCGAGGATGGCGAAGTCCACATCGTCGTAGATCATGCGAAGTATCGCCTTGTGCCCTTCGGATGTTCCCATTGCCCTGAATGTGATAAGCTCGTTCATGTCCTTTTCGCTCATGAGGCGCTTCACCCTGATGCTCGGTATGTCGCCTTTGAGCTTGGATATGACCTTGCGGGATTTGAGAGGTGCGCTCGAATTGTAAGCCACGATATCGCCGACAACCGGAATGCCACGGGTGCCGGAGATCGTCTCGTAAGAGAATGTGGCCGAGGGCTTCCACGGGAACAGCTTCCAGAACGTGAAGTCCTGCAGATAATCGAGCACTCTCAGGTACGCCTCGACGTCCTTTTTGTTGAACTCTTTGAGAATGCTGTTTTCCATCTAACGTAAACTCCTTCGGATAGTCTTGTGTGAATGCTGTCCCGCTTAGACGAACAAGATGCGGGCTGTCAGGTTGGTCTTGTCGGTAGTCGTCGCGAACATCGGCATGAGGCTTTCGTTGACCGTGCCGCGCGTTACCGCCCCGGCGGTGATGTTCTGCAGAGCGGTACCGGTGACGTCCCGGAACTGCACCGTCTGAGCGAGCAGAGCCGACGCGGTGTGTTTCTTCGTGGTCACGATGGAAGACAGCGCCTCGAAAACGAACGTGTTCGTTGCCAGTGTAGCCACGTAAGCGGTTGCGAGCGTGAGCGTGTCGTAGGTCGTGCCGCGCGTGATGGCGGTCACTTTACAACCGGTCACTGTGCCGTTCGTGAGGAAATCGCCGACAGCGATGTAGTTGTTGACGTTGATCTTGAGGTTCGCCTCGTTGCTCACGTGGTTCACGGCGAGCTTGGCGTTCTTGACAACCTCGTGCAATCCGGTGGTGGCGGACGGCGCTATAAGCGCCCCTTCCAGCACCTCGTACTTGTCAGAGGGCAGAACGGACACTTTGAGCGTCACGCCGCCGGGAATGTCTTCGAGGATTTTTCGGAACACGGGATTGTATTTCGTGTCCGTGCTTTTTGCGATCTGCAGTCCCATGTATCGGGTCACTCCTTTACGATCTTGTGCTGATTACTGTTTGGGTTTCGCGGCGTACGGGCTTTCCTTGGCGAGCTCGACAACCGCCGCGCTTGCCTGTTCCGCTGTCACGCCGCCGAGCGGGGGTATCCCGCCCGCTTTCAGCTTCTCGTCGACCGCCGCCTGGTTCGTTTCTGTCCAGATGGTTTTGAGGCCGTTCACCTTTTCGGCGATGGTCTCTTCCGTGTCCCCGTCCGAGAGCGCGACGAAAGCCGCGAGCTTGTCCGGGAGTCCGGCCTTTTTCAGCGATGCGGCGACGACTTCCGCCTGTGTTGCCTTGACGCTCTTCTGCTCGATTGCCGCGATTCGTTCGGCTATCGGAGCGATAGCGGCCTTGACTGCTTCCGTTATGGATGCCGTCATGTCCTGATTGCCCGTCTGACCCGCCTTGTTGTCATCCGGCTTGGGTTTGTTGTCGCCGTCCTTGTTGTCACCGGCGTCCGGCTTCTTGCCGTCGAGTTTTGCCTGAAAGTCGTCGAGCTGCTTCTGGAACTTCTTCGTTGCGGTATCGAGGGCTTTCGTTACCCTCCTGTTAGCCTCGACGTCCTTTGCGTACTCGTGCACCGCCTTGGCTACGTCTTCTTCTTTCGTAACCTTGGCGGCGATTTTGGAGATTTTTTCGGAGTCTGCGAGTATGTCGTCAAGTCCCAACAGCTTGAGTTGTGCCTTGATTTGTTCCTCGTACATGATTCAATTCCTTGCGTTTCGGGTGTGTGTGCCGGGAAATAAAAAAGGGCTGAACGCTTTGTTTCGCATTCAGCCCGGTTGTTCCGGTATCCGGATATATTATTCCCCGCTCATTCAGCGGCAACGGGGCAAGCCGCCCATCTTACTGTCGGCACTTGATCGTTTCTTCCCTGCGTATCAATTCGAGCTTCCCGCGGGCGAATACGAGCGTTACCGTGCCGTAAAACTGGTTTATCGATGTCTCATTGGTCACGACCTTTTTTTCGAGGTTTTCCCGGAGTTCGTCGATGACGTTGGTGATCGTGGCTTTCATGCCTGTTCCGTGTGTAGTGGTTCTCAATACGTACGATAACGGTCTATGGGTATAATGTCAAGTTCTTTTTTGCACTAATGTGTTATTCGAGGAGTCTGATGAACAACTCCTCGCGAGATGCGCTGTCCTTTGCAATGTCGCGCCAGAACGAACGGATTTCCTGACGGGTATATTTCGTACGGAGATAGACGTCAAGAGCGCGGAGTGTCCGGACTGACTTGTGCAGGATGCGCCTCTGCCGCCACGCGATGAGCCGGCGAAAGATACCCATGTCAGAACACTCCCGGCGTGATGTGCTCGGTTCCCCGGTAGTCTGTCATGGTTCGGGTGAACCTGAGCGCGCCCACGGCCTCGATGGTGTAGATATCGATTCCGTCTTTGTTCGTCTCTGCGGCGATTGTGGCTTCACCGGGCAATATATCCATGAGGATACCGGTACGGGGTGCTTTGACGCGGATAACGGCGTTTTTCAGCGCTTCAAGCGTGGTTCCGCGCCTGTTATCGACAGGTTCAGGGATGTTCTTTCGTGCCATGGTGGTTCTCCACTGATAAGGTTTGATGATGATGCGGTGTGCTTCGTTATTTCACGTCGTTCGGTAGCATGAATAACCGGCGTTCCCGGTGTTCCGACAGCTTACCGTGGTTCATGTCGGCGGTTGTCCGGTAATATCCCATGACGCGCGTCCAGACTTCGCACGGTTGGCGTTCGTCGTCGCTGATTGTGATGG